ACGTCACGGCCTCGCGGCATGGGGTGAACAACTTGGTTTCCCGAAAGGAGACTACGACGATTGGTCTCGCTTCACGCCAGAGATGGGAGCGTATTGTGATCAAGACGTCGCCGTAACGACCAAGGTCTATCAGCACTTGCAGACGCTGATCGATTACACGTTGGGTGCTGCGATTCAATTGGAGCATGACTTCGCTTGGGTCATCCATCTGCAAGAACAACACGGGTTTCGCTTAGACGTCGAAGCGGCACAAGCGTTGGCGGTGGAGATGCGTGGCGAGATGGTGGAGATCGAAGCGGAACTGCAAGAAATCTTCCCGCCCATCACGCACGAAAGGTGGAGCGAAAAGACCGGCAAGCGTCTCAAGGATCGTATAGAAATCTTTAATCCTGGTAGCCGTAAGCAGATCGCTGAACGCCTAATCGCAAAGTACAACTGGAAACCCAAAGTCTTCACCCCCGCCGGTAGTCCTCAGATTGATGAAGGCGTTTTGTCGATCCTCAAGTACCCAGAAGCCAAAGCGTTAAGCAGATACTTTCGGTGCCAAAAGCAACTTTCTCAGATCAGTGAAGGTGACAGCGGGTGGCTCAAGTGTGTCTCCAGACGTGGTTATGTCCACGGCAAGGTCAATACTCTTGGGACAACCACGTCCAGATGCTCACATTTCGGCCCGAACATGGGGAATATCGATAAGAAAGACCCACGGATGCGTGAGGTCTGGAAGCCAGACGTTGGTCACCTACTCGTAGGGATCGACGCAGACGCGCTTGAACTGCGAATGCTTGCGTCATACCTCGGCTTGTTCGATGAAGGTCGGTATCGCGATCAGCTATTACTGGGTGACAAAGACAAAGGAACCGACGTCCATTCGATGACCGGCAAGCTGGTACAAATTGAAAATCGAAATGACGTAAAACGTCTCACATATGCATACCTCTACGGTGCGTCCGACCGCAAACTTTCTGAAATCTTAAAGGACGCCGGTAGTCCGCTGAAAGGTAAGGAAGCACGTAAGCGTATCGGTGAAGGTGTCGTGGGTCTCGGTAAACTTTCAGACATCGTCGTTAAGAAATCCCAAAAGGGATACATCTTGGGTGTCGATAAGCGTCGTGTACCAACCAAGAGTGAACACTCGGCGTTAAACTTTTTGCTCCAATCGTGCGGGGCGATACTTATGAAAAAAGCCGTGCAGGTTTTCCACTTCGACCTCTGCGTCAGCGAGGGACTAGTGGTGAACGACCGGCCTGTTGGCTTTCACTACTGCGCCAACGTGCACGATGAAGTCCAACTGTCGTGCGAACCACAACTTGCAGAGACGTTGGGCAAACTCTTTGCCAAAGCAATCACCCTTGCAGGGGAACGATTAGGTCTCCGCTGTCCGACCTCTGGGTCATACGACATCGGCAAATCATGGCTCGAAACACACTAAGGAAATCATATGACTGTTGCGTTAATTGACGCCGATATCATTGCGTATCGGGCGGCTGCGAAAACTATGGACCGCTTCGATGACGTTCTAATCGGAGACCCAAAGACCGCGATCCGTGAAGCGGACTTGTTGGTCGAACACTGGACACGGGTAGTTAAACCAAACAAAATCATCATGTGCTGGTCGTGTCCGTCGCGGGTTTACTTTCGCCACGACATCTACCCCGAATACAAAGGCAATCGTAAAGGTTCTGAAAGCCCACCAGCACTCAGCGCGGTCATTGAGTACCTCAAAGACAAACATCAGTCAGTCCACTTCGCCGGTCTTGAAGCTGATGACGTGTTGGGAATTCTCAGTGGGCATCCTGACCTAACGAACCCTGTCGTGATCTCAATCGACAAAGACATGATGACCCTGCCTACAAAGTTCTACAACCCCGACCGCATGACCAGACCACTTAGGACAAACCGTGGGATGGCTGACCGGTTGATCTACAAGCAAGCCCTGACGGGTGACAGCGTAGACAACTACCGAGGCATTCCAGGGATTGGCCCAGCGAAAGCCGAGAAGATACTCGACAGCGGCAGTCAGCAAAACCTCTGGCAGTCCACGGTCGCAGCGTTTGTCGATAACCGACTGACCACAAAATACGCAATCACCATGATGCAACTCGCAAGGATATTGCGGTTCGAAGATTACAATTACACTACGGGAGAAGTACGCCTATGGCATCCAACGGAAACGATCTGGCACAAACCATCAGCCCTGCCCACTACAAGTTCCGCAACGGCATCGAAACCATCGATTACAGTCTTGCAGTCTGCGAGAAACTCAAAGGCAACGAAGCGGTCTGCGTCAGCAACGTCATCAAATACGTCAGCCGATACGCCTTCAAAGGCCGTGCGGAAGCGGACCTCCAAAAAGCGCAGTGGTATCTCCAAAGGCTCATCGTCGAGTTCAACAAAGGTCGTGAGCAATGACTAAGATCGCACTGGATAAACTGTTGAACCGCGAAGAAACTTACAAGGAATTCGCAGAGGCTGCACGGCACCCGCTGAACGTCGAGTTCACCAAAGCTGAGTGCTATAAGCGTTTCAAGTTTTTGGCTGAAGAAGTCGATGAGGTTCTCGACGCAATCGACAAGATGGACGATGTTGATTTTGAACCAGTGACAGTCGAGCAAGCCATCGAACTGAAGGCTCACCTACTGAAAGAACTTGCTGACGTTCAGTACACCCTCAGTGGGTTTGCCGCCACGTTTGGTCTTAATCTTTCAAAGGCATACGAGCGTGTTCACGCATCGAACATGACAAAGTTTAGTGATGATGGTGCTGTCTATAGTGCCAACGGCAAAGTCTTGAAGCCAACCACATATCGCCCACCATATTTAGAGGACATCCTATGAAATCACCATCGACACGCGCACAGATTATCACGCGCCGCACATACAACCGTCCTCTGGATGACGCCGGTACGAAGTTCGAAAGCTGGGAACAAACAGTTGATCGTGTGATCGACCATCAGGGCTGGCTCTGGTGTCGTGCGGCTGGGGCTAAAGAAGTCACCAACGTAATGCACAACGAACTTGCCGTTCTCAAAAGCTTAATGATGGACCGCAAGGTTTCTATGAGTGGACGGACGCTTTGGCTTGGCGGCACAGAGATCAGTAAGCGTCGTGAAGCATCTATGTTTAACTGTTCGTTTACCCACGCCAAAACTGTCAGTGACCTTGTCGATATCTTGTGGCTCCTATTGCAAGGTGCTGGCGTCGGCTTTGTACCACGGGCTGGCACGTTGAATGGCTTTACGAAACCAATGAACGTCGAGGTCAAACGGTCCAAGCGTAAAGCTAAAGGCGGCTGTGACCACAACGTCGAGCGTTGGGACGAAGACAAAAAGGTCTGGTCGATTGCTGTTGGTGACTCTGCAGAGGCATGGGCTAAAGCTGTTGGCAAGTTGATGGCCGGTAAGTATCCAGCGGACACTCTTGTTCTTGACTTTAGTCAAATACGCCCAGCCGGTGATCGCTTGGCGGGGTACGGTTGGATATCATCTGGTGACGCTGCGATTGCCAAAGCGTTTACAGCTATCGCCACGATCATGTCTAAACGTGCCGGTCAGTTGCTCAAGAAGATGGACATTCTGGATATCGTCAACTGGTTAGGCACAGTTTTGTCGAGCCGTCGCAGCGCAGAAATTTGTCTAGTTGAGTACGGATCAGCCGAGTGGGAAGAGTTCGCCACGGCAAAGAATGAACATTGGATAGACAATCCGCAACGCTCTCAGTCGAACAACAGTTTGATCTTTAACCAGAAGCCAAGCCGCAAAGAACTCTCATCGATCTTTCAGTTAATGATTGACAGCAACGGGTCGGAGCCAGGATTTATTAACGGTGAAGCTGCCAGAGCGAGGGCACCGTGGTTCGACGGATGCAATCCGTGCGCGGAGATTTTACTTTCTGACAAAAGCGTATGCAACCTCTGTGAAATTGACGTTAGTAAATTCGTAGGTGATACCAATGGTTTGCACCACGCCGCAAAGATCGTCGCCCGTGCTAACTATCGACAAACGTGTGTGAACTTTAACGACGGCATTCTGCAAGAGGCTTGGCAACAGAACAACGACTTCTTGAGGTTGTGCGGTGTGGGACTGACAGGCATCGTCAGTGGTCACCTGTCGGCTTACGATCTGAAGAGTCTCAGAAACATTGTGGTTCAAGCTGCTTACTCAATGAGCGACGAACTGGGAACTCCACGTCCCAAGAATGTCACGACGGTCAAACCAAGTGGAACTCTCAGCAAGATCATGGACTGTCCAGAAGGTGTGCACAAACCGTTGGGTCGTTATATCTTCAACAACGTCAACTTTAGTAGACACGACCCGATATTGGGGATGCTTGAAGCTGCAAACTACAAGGTCATCCCGAACCCAATGGACCCAGACGCTGTGCTTGTGACCTTTCCGGTCGAGTGGAAAGACCTCAAGTTCGACTCGGTCAACGGTAAACAGGTCAATCTCGAAAGTGCTATCGACCAGCTACGCCGCTACAAGATGCTGATGGAACATTACGTCGAACAGAACTGTTCCGTTACGATCTCTTATGACCCAAGCGAGGCTGAAGGTATTGTCGATTGGTTACTTGCGAACTGGGACTCATACGTTGGAGTATCTTGGTTGTTTCGTAATGATCCGTCGAAGACAGCCGAGGACTTGGGATACAAATATTTACCCCAAGAAGTTGTCGATGCTGAGACGTACTATGAGTACAACGACAAGTTACTGCCGGTAGACATCGAACTGTACAACACGCTCGAAGAACTGATGGACGATGAATGTGCCACTGGCGCATGTCCAATACGGTGAACGACATGATTGATCGTGACATCCATAAATTCTCTTTCAGCGATCTTTTAGTGGTCTTTGAGAAGCTCCAAGAACTTTATGAACTCAAAAAGAGGGAAGCAGACGAACTTCGCCACGAATTGGCGAAAGCTGAAGCGCAACTCAAGCTGTGGAAAGGAACGGGCCTATGATGAATCTTGTGGGCTGCAATGTGTGTGGCAATCACGCGACTAAAGTAGTCTTCACGTCGCAGGTAATCCGTAACGACGTTTATTACACACGCCGCAAACGACAGTGTCCGATCTGTAAGGCCAGCTATCGGACACAAGAAGTTCTCGAAGAGAATTTCGAGCGGTGGAACCAAGCGGAGACTTCTGCCAATGGATGACTTACCGCTAGAAACACTCAAGTTTATCGAAGCGTTGGACAAACATCATCCACGGCGATGCATACAGTTCGATGAGGATGTCATCTTGGCGCATCGTTACGCTGCCGTCCGCGAATTCATAGACGGTCTTGTCCTGATCAAAGAAGACTATGAGAACGGTGAGCCATGATCAGACAAATGACACACAACGATCTACCGGTCGTGATGGCTCTTGCTGCACTCATGCACTTTGAGTCACCACGCTTCAGTCAATATTATTTCGATCACGAAAAGGTCAAACAACTGGTACGCACCGCTATCGATAATCCAAAAGATTACTGTGCGCTGGTCTGTACGAATGACTTTGTCGTGGTCGGTGGTTTCCTTGGAACAGCGTTCTCCCAGTGGTTTTCCGAGGATCGTGTCGCGGCTGATCTCGCTATGTTTGTCCAACAGGATAAGCGCGGCGGGATCGCTGCGATGCGTTTAATCAAGGCATACGAAGCGTGGGCCAAAGACATTGGTGT